AATTATAATAGCGAGTAATCAAATAGAGCAGAAACAAAAGAAGACCCTTGTTGGAAAAAACAGCACTAAGTGAGTACAAAAACTAAAGCTGAAAAAGAAGCTTTGTAATTTCGCTTTATATAATCGAAAAATCAAAATTTCCATTTAACCAAAACGAAATTTCCACTTTTCAGCACAAACATACAAAACTTTAAACACAATTTAAACAACAATTAAAGCCCCTTTCGGGGCTTTTTTAGCTACTTGCGGAAGCATTACGCTCAATCATCAATAAATCAGGTTTAAAAACATCCTTGACGTCGGTATTAGGCTCAAAGGTGCTAAACTCCTTACGCTGTGGAATCTTCACGATGTTGCCGGCATGGATCTCCCGCAGGGTTCGCTCTATCAACCGCAACCCCATAGCTTGCAACTCATGTTCCCACAGTATCTTTGCCGCCTTCTTTGGGTCAATACCATACAGCTTTGGGTCAATAAAGCAAATCTCCTGGTTAGCAATATCGCCACGATCTATCCCATTGTTGAGCCAAAACACCGTGCCACCTGTCACCGCATCGCGCATCCGCACCGCCCACTCAATAGACGAGCGTCCACGATGGCGTGGCAACAAACTTGGGTGATAGCCAATCCACCCAAATTTTGCCTTATATCGCGTACGCTTGCCGATATAATCGAATGAATGAGCCGTTATACCTAAATCTACATTATTAGGCATTGTGTCGCCGTTTAGCATTCCCGAAGGCACAATCGGAATTTCAAATATACGTGCTGTTTTACCGATATACTTATCGTCAAGCGCACAGCAAACACCAACCACTTCAACAAATTCTAAATTATTACACAAGTTCAACACCTGTTCGCCAAAATACTTTTGGCCACTTATAAAAACTCTAATCATTTCCTAAATATTTAAAACTTTGAACCGCCCTAAAATGGCCACCATAACCGCAACCGGTTACACTCCCTTTTTTACCTGTTTTTACCATACTTGCATTACTTCTTTTTTTATTCGCGCCATAAAGCATCGCGCCAGTTTGTGTCCATTTTTGAGCGTTTCTCAAATAACCGCACAATTGAGGGTGTGACGTGTGAAAGAACGTGTGATACTTCCTTTGGCAACGTCCATTGCCCTCCAAGTGATATTGCATCACTTCATTTAAAAACGCCGTTCCAACTCCCGCGCCTTGCCACTCCGGCATAACTACCAGTCGTGTCGCTCGATACGCATTTGCAGTAAACATCGGGCAAACCGCAACGTGAGCCACTAACTCACCATTTACCACACCGATAAAATATTCGGCAGCGGGTGGGTGTTTCAAATCTAAATAATAATGCTCTTTAAAGAGCTTCCAATAACTTCCGTTGACTTTGAAAATATCAATTTTGATTTCAGGTCGCTTCCCGATTTCAATTTTTTTTTTAATACTTTGGTGTTTACGTCATACACCCAGTCTGGTTGAAGCCACTCGATAATATCATAATGGCACGATAATAAAACCACTTTCTTTCCCTTGTTTTTCCTCCAATTCTTACCGAAGGCCAACGCGCCAACTTTCGCAATTTGTCGATCAATTACAGATGTAAATTCGTCAACCACCACTTCATCTGGTGCATCAGAAACTAATCGAGCCAATCCAGCTCTAAACTGCTGACCGTTAGATAATGCATTGAACGGTCGTAGCCAAGAAGGAACATCACCAAGCCCAACCGATGCCAATGCTCCTGTAGCTTGATTAAAATCTCCAGTCGGCAAAATACAATCCACGATAGGCTTTGACGAATCCCAACCTTCATAAAGATTGACTAATCTATCTTTGCCAAAAAATTGGCGCCCTAGCGATGTTTTACCACTTCCCGAAGTACCGACGATTAACCCGATACCCCAATCCATATCATCAATCTCAATATTAAATTCCTGTGACCAGTTCGCGCCACTTTCGGCATTGAACAATGACTTTACTCTTTGAGCTCTGTAACTTTCAAACTCTTTACATGAATGATTTACGTTAATTATCATACTGTTACCACTTTTAACGTTAAACCCTCTTTTTGAAGCTTTTCAAAAATTTCTTTTTGCTCTTCCTCTGATTTACAAATCACAATAACGCCGTATTGCTCTTTGTAATTAAAAACTTTCTTTTTAATTTCCATTCGATTTTTGATTAATGATTGATTATTCTATATTTGCAATTCTCACGATAATTTATAACATACTAAAGCCACAACATTAGAAGACCTATGTCCTCCAACGCTGTGGCTTTATGCTTAATTAAATTACCGTGAGAAGTTTTTAATTGTTGGAGGACTATTTTTATTTCCCACCTCCCAGGAACTACACTACACTAAATCATCGATACTCTTATAGCAATGATTTTTATCTATTTTATCCAAAATAAACGCAACCCCTTTTCCTAAACCATTCAAAGTATTATCCCTCTGATTTTTACCTAAAACACTACTTATCGTTTCCTTTCGTTTGCCAAATTCATAGCCGCTTGCGTGTTTTAAGCATAAATTAAATAAGTCTTTACACACGACATTACCCGATGCATCTATTGAAGTTGCAATACTTAAAAACTGCTCATCCAAACGCCTGAACGAAAACTTCCATTTTCGCTTGTATAGGTTAATGACAAAAGTCACCACCAAACCAAAAGGAAACAATATAAAAGCCATAAATAAGGCTACAAATGCTAAAGCTGTGCCCATTAGTTATCGTTGTTTGTCGTTTTTTCCCAGTCAGCGGCCGTTGAAACATAAACCGGGTTCGTTTGCGTATCGAGCAATAAGCCGTCCTGAACTTTTGCAAACTCCGTTTGCTTTTTTGTCATTCCTACATAGCTATTTATGCTCTCCAAATAATCACTCAAACTATTGAGTTGATCCCACGAACGAAAACACTCCTTAGTGCCAATTAGAGTTGTGACATCGCCTTCTATGGCATAATCACAAACCGTATAATTGATGCCCGCTTCATTAACTTCCCAGCTTTTAACCGCTATTTTTATGATTGCGCTTTTTTGCCCGTCCCGAACGTCGTATAATAATATTATTTTTGATTGTATCATTTTTTTAATTTATTGTACTTGTGATTATTCCCGCATTATTATAAAATTCAACCTTCCAATTTCTATTTATTAACTTTTGCAAGTTTATATCTATTCCGCCATTATCTACAGTTAAACAATCTTCGTGAGCTTTTATCAAGCCGTTATTAGCCATTGAACCATTAAAAAGACTTCCTCGTCCTCCGCTTGTTAACCTAGCAAATCTTTTTGTAACTCGTAAATCTATATAGGTCAATAAAGGTAAATTACTTAAACCGCCGTTTCCTGTGTTGTAATTACATAATGGTGCTTCAAATGTTTCTAATAATAAATTATTAATTATATCGCTGTTTCCGACGGATTGCTGGTTAATATTAATAGCATTTGGAAACAATAAGTTTTTAATTTTTGTGCCTACTATTTTTGGAAATCCGCCAAATGAAAAACTAGTCAGTCCATAAAGTTCTAAAACCGACAAATTTGAGGAACCATCAAATGTATTATTGCTTATTGCTTTAGCAAATTGACCATCGTCTTTATAATAAGTAATTGATGTATCATTTCGAAACGCGGATGTCCCAACACCATAATTAGCTATAATCGTGCATTCAATATTTAACCCAATTACTTTGAAACCTTTGATAATAGATTGATTTACCCCCAATCTTGTAGCCAATATTGCAGATGTGTTTATTGTAGCAGATACGCCTCCAATAAATAAATTAGGTTGCAACTTCACCCGCCCAAATATCGTTTTCCTGATTCTCATAATTACAGCCCAAATATTGAAATCTTATTAGAATCATTCGACCTTTGAATAAACGTAAAAATAGAATTTTGCGGAATTACCGCTCCGATATATGCACCAATAAACACCTTAGGGGCCGTGATGCCCATCGTAACACTAGCGGCTTCATCGACAATGCCCTCAAAGTTAAATCCAACCCGCAATCCAGCTGCAGGAATAGTCTGCGTAGTATTGGCCGAAAATGTAACCAACTTACCGTGCCACGCATCTTGCACCAAGCCGCTTGAATCCACATAAATTTGATTGTTAATCAATTGAAAAAAATCCAACTCATTATCTAAATTGGTTATTAGCGCATTAAGCGCAACATCCGCAAGATTTCTTGCAGTGCCTTCCGCGTTCAATTCGGCTTTTAAATCAGAAAGGCTGCCGTCGTAACTTCCTTTTTCAGCTTTATTTTGATTTAAAAGCTTACCCATTTCAGCGGTCAACGCTTTCGTGGTTCCGCCCGTCGTTAGGTCATTGACCAATATGGTTGAAAGCGAAGTTTGAACTGTCTCAATTGCATCAATAATCTCCTGAACTGTGTCAAGATTGACGTTATCAGAAGCCAGCAATCCATTAATTCCGTTTATTTGGTTTTGCAAAATCTTCCCTTGCTCAGCCGTCAAAACCGCTTCAGTTCCGCCCGTAACCAAGTCATTGACCGATTTCAAGTAACCAATTAAAATTTGACTAAATTCATTTAATGGTGCGTATCCATTCGCTTGACCTTTTTCACTTATACGCTGCAAATTTGCGTGCGCATTTGGGTCAATAACGTGGCTGTCAAACTGCGATTTTTCCGCTTTCGCGTTTAAAATCAGTTCCAATCCCGTAATTTTATTAGTCGGAATCGCCTCATCTTTATGCCAAAAGCTATCCATCCAAGCGTGAAATTGCGATTGTGTTGGTTTCAATCCAGTCAAAAACCAGTTCTTTATTGTTGCAAGTGCCGTCATTAGGTAAGTGGTATTAAAATATATTCAAAACTTAAATTTTGTACAACCCCTGAAAGCTCACGAAGTGTTAATTTAAACGAGGTATTTGTTTTTTCGCGAATCATGAAAATTACATCGTTATCAGAATCATAATTACTGCTTAACGACACCATCGTGCCAATTACCATATAATTATTAGTGCCAATGTCGGTAATAGTAACTGTGCGTATATTATCTGAGCCTGTTACGTCATTTACCGCAAAAGTATTCCGATGTAAAATAGTAACTACAGTTGGCCTATTTTTTAGAAAATCATCAGCACCATTATTATTTTGATTCCAATCCGTTTGCACATTTACTTCCGCTCCTGCTGCAATACCGCTAACTTTTGTTGCAACGACAACAAAAGCATCAGCCAACGCGTCAAAAGCAGTTTGATCCGCTTTACCCAACAATCCAGCTGCAATGTCTTTCGTTGGAAATCCACGCTTGAAATCTGCCCATGTCATTGAGCCAGTTCCAACGCCAAACGTTAAGTATCGGGTTTTTACAACTGGATAAGAATTATTGTCCTTAAAAACTAGATTCGTGTTTTCCTCCACAATGATCACGGAAGCCTGAACCCCGCCGCCTCTAAATTCAAATACTTCGCCATTGACAAACACAACGCCATTCGTGACGCTTCCTCCAACGACATCACAACCGCTGATGATAGACTGATTGCCAGCCAAAGCACCAAGCGCGTTGAATATGGCAGCAGCCGTTTGCATACGTCCAAGAACCAATTGGTTCATTGGTAATCCGTTTAGTAAGCCAAAATTAATACTGTTCATATCTGAATAATTTTATAAGTTTTTCCAGCCAAAGTATAGAACTCAAGCGTAGCTATTATTTCATTTTCTTTTTGCAACCAAACGGCTGCGGGTACAAATACCACAAAGTCCACCTGTTCGCCTTGTGCTGTATAATCCAAATCTAAAAACATTGTGTCCAGAAAGAAGTCCAAATTTTCATCAGGTTGATACAAATAATTTTCATCCAAAACAGGCACTTCATTAATGTAAATTCTGCGCAAATCATAGTCGGCAATGTCGTTGAGTGCTTTTCGCAAATAGCACTTTTGACTGTTGTAGCTTATTTTGTTTAAGTTGAAATTACGCGTTCCAATCGTCCAATTGTAATGCAAACTTTCAACAGGCGAAACCAACGCTTTCACATAGCCAAACAAAACAGGCTTACGCAAAAATGTTGGCAGCAGCAATAAAACAAGCCTATTAAAATCTACCTTATACCACATAGCTAATAGTGTCAAAATTTGGAATAACAAAATAACCACTTACTGGAACGGTCTTTACCGTAATTGGTTGAGCGGGTAAATAAGCAAGCGTACTGTTGTCATAAACCCGAGTTTCAGCATTCACAATATTTGGAATTCGCACGCCGTCAACTGTTTTAATTTTTCTTTCCAAGTCAAATAAAACGAGTTCGCCATTAAAAGGCAATTCCTTCATATATTCCAAAATCGCATCTTCTACTGGAAAGTTTCCGTTTAAAATACTCATGCCTGAATCACTTAAAACAAGCGGATCTCGAAATATTTGTAACGTCAATAAGAGTTGATCAGGCAAATTGTTGATGACGGTATATTTCACGCCACAATCGGCAATTTCATCTATATAAGCATCAAAGGCGTTCTTTTCTGCCAAAGTTATCGGGCTCAATATCCCGCCTACTTCTTTCGCTATTTTTATAAACAACCGTCCCGCATTTGTCGTAACCGCCGCATATTTCACAATTCTTGAAGTTGCTATTTGTTCAGCTGTTAATAACGAATTATCATAGCGGTCGGAATCTTCTATCAAATTATAACCATACTGGAATTCGAGTGCCTTGGTTCGGTACCAGCTTGGACGGTGCGGAAACCGCTCTTCGATAATGGTGGCGACTTCTTTTTTGTGCGTGTCGAAAATTTGTTCGAGTAAAAAAATAGAAAAAGACATCAAATCAAACCAAATGTTTTCTAACGACAATAGCGAAAATTCAGTTTCAAACACAGCGCCTTGAACAAAGCCATAGCGAATTGCTAAAAGTTCATTATTCATAAATGAAGCCGTCATTTCCGTTTTTATTTCTTTTTTACTTCTCATTATCGTATTATAAATGTTTCTTCAATTGCCATCAAACCAATTCCAAAATCAATATTTATTATATTCTCATCATCAAAAGTGCTATTCGTGGCAATTTTTGTGTTTAAAAAATATTCCTTAATGCTGTTGCCTAAATATTCCGTTTCGCAAGGCGTCAATTCCGCGCCTACATTCAATTCGTCCGTAATAGACTTCCCGTTTTTTAACGCCAAATCAAAAGCCGCTAAAACACTGCCGCTTTCTTGCACCGCGATGTCAAACAAACTTTGTCCTTGATGTACAATTATATTACTCATAAACCGAATCTATTTTTAAAGGCTTGTTTTTGGAAAATTCCAAAGATTTTACTTTCAATCCGTCGCGTTGCAAATGTTCCCGGATGCGCGACCTGAAACGCAAATAATCATCGTCCAATGTCAGTTCTGCAATCGCAACGCCTAATGTTGGCACATGCTTAAATTCGCCAGGATTCGCAATCAAAATCATTGCTTGTGTTTGGTTTTTGATTTCGCCAATTATTAATCCTTGCTCAATCTTTCCATCGGCATTGCGAAAGACTTCAATCTTCAAATCGATCTCTTCAGTTCCTGTGTTTCCATCCGTCAATTGGATTCCTCTATTTTTCATTTAATCGGTATTTAAAATAAGATTAAACATCAATTTTACATTATTTAAAGCCGTAATAGTCGAAGGAGCGATCGAGCCAGGACCCGCAGGAGTGATCAGAACCGCCGCACTTATTGCATCAATAAAACTATTGATCAAACTGCCGACATTGGCTTGAGAGTTTTTAATCGTAACCTTCTTGGTAACACCATCAACAATGAATTCAAAATCAGCATTTTTATAAGTCAGTGTGTCAATTTCATTAACCTTCACGACCATCAGCGAACTTAACGTTCCCGTTTGACTCATCACTATTACTTCACTTCCTACTTTCGGTTTAATAATTAAACCATCTTCGCTTTCGCCAATGGTTGCCGTCAACCGAACATCCGACAGCTCCAATTCGTCTAAAAGTTTAATGGTACATGTTGACCCTTCCACAGAAACTACAGTTGCTGTCAATGGTAAGTTTGGGGTAATGCCCAAAACACTCATTAATGACTTCTTTATTTCTGCTGCTGTGTCCATTATAAACTTACTTTTATACCAATTTTTACTGTCCTTTTTCCTCCCGATGCACTATATTCAGTTGTCACACCAATCACATAATACCTTCCCGTTTTGTCGGGATAATCTTCATCTATAATCTTTGCCGAATAAGTGGGCTTCACAACTGGAATAAGCCAGCCTGTCAAACTTCCTTCATAACCATCGGCGCTTCGTCTTATTAATTCGGCATCCGCTATTTTTTGTAAATCGCCTGTTGCGACTGAACCAACTCGTAATTTAACCACATCGCCTCCCGTGTTTCCTGCAGTAAAATTTTGAATTTTACCTTTTGAATCCGTACTTTCCACAACCACTTCAACCCTTCTGTCAATTTTCTTTCGATATTCCAATGCCGAGCTCTCGACATTTTCTTGCATCGAATACGTTACTTCGCCTCCTTTTTCTAAATAAGGCGGATGAATGTGCAATTCCTTTTTATCCGTGTTGAAATAAATGTTAGCTTTTGTTTCTTCAGCTAATTTTTTCAACACATCATAAGCCGTGGCTTGATGAATGACAAACTTTTCATAGCTAATGTCATAATCGCAAATCACTTTAAAGCCAGGATTAATTTGGCTAACCAAACTTTGAGCGATTTCTTTCATCGTCACCACTTTCATTTCCTGATTTTTTACGCCTACGCGAAAAAGAAACAAGGCATCTTCACACTTAATTGTCAATGAACTATTATTGGTCAGCACTTCTTGAACATAGCCCACGAATTCCGTTACCAATGTTTTGTCATAGCCTAATTTTATCTTTACTTCCGAACCACGTTTGACCTGATCGCCAATGTTCAACACCTGATTCATCACTGCTTCAGGGAGCACGATTTCTGCCGTGTCTGCCAATGTATCGACTGATTCTTCAATCTTCAACGAATCCACAACTTGCAAGCTGTATATTTCGCCTTCGGTTTTGAACCGTATGTCCCAAATCATGTTGAACATGGCGTTTTATTTTAAAATTCGTTTTCTCTAACCAATAGGCTGTAAGACGAATCACTTGTTAATTTCAAATCGTAAGCTTGTACATTTTCGCCTTTTGTAAAGGGAAAGTTATAATCTTCTACAACCACTTTTGTAATTCCAGCAACCTCCAAAGGATAGCAGTAAATAAAAAGTTCTTTGGCGAAAGTCAAATATTCAAACAAACGTTCCATATCTGTTTTTGGATAAGTATCTTCCGCAAGTCCAGTGGTAATTTTACCCATCAAAACGCCCGTTACACTTATATCAAAATCCTTTCTGCTCCATCGTTCTTTGACCGTTCCTATAAGTTTGTCGCCTTGCTTGGCCACATTTCTTTTAACAATATTATTACCGCTGCCAAAAGTGATCATTGGCTCGTATGGAAACAACCATTTTACTCCACTTTCAGTAAAGCTAAACGACAAAGGAAAAAACTGCTGGTCTTCCGGAACGGGAGCTTCAACCTCGTTAATCGTGAAATCATCGTTGTATTTTTGCTGTGCAATTTTGTCCTGGTCTCGAAGTGGCAAAAAAGGAATTCTAGGAATGTACCTTTTAGACATTTCGTCCTGCACAACTTGTGTACGCTGCAAGATGCCGACTTTGTCAACACCCATCAAACTCGCAAAAACCAAATCTTTTTCTGTTAACATTGTTTCATTTATTTTAGCTCCCTCCCCTTAGGGGAGGGTTGGGGTGGGGCTTCCTATCCAGTCGCCGTTGACGCCATCGCCAACACTCTTAATAATTCGTCCGCCACTTCACTTCCTGCTTTATTTGCCGTTTCTCTAGTAGAAACACTCACGTCTTTCAGTCCGTTTAATTCTTTAATATTTATAGTGATATAGTTGTGTTTCGTGCCACCAGTCGCAACGGCTTCATTCGATTTTTTTGGGCCTTCAGCAACTTCCGCACCTCCAGAACCACTTCCAGCATTTGATACACCAGGAACACCTGGTTCTGCAATTCCTCCTTCAGTAATTGCCGTTCCGTCTTTTTTGAATTTAACCGAATCATAAGCCGCTTTAAATTCCATTGCAGCACCAATTGTTGTAGATGCTGCCTTTTTATAGCCGGCTTTAATTGATGCCTTTCGGTCTTCGACTTCCTGATTCAGCTGTGCTATTTCGGCATTGTTGGCTTTTTTTTCCCCAAGTCCCGACATATTTTTAAACTTAAGCCAAGCAATTTGAATCTTATTAATTCCAATCATAAAGCCATTTACCAGCATATTAAAGTTCGCATGTCCTGTTTCGACAAAAGCCTTAAATAATAATTTTGCTCCGTTCACCGTATGCTTCCACGCCTTACCCCAACCTTCTGTAGCATTAATTACATAGGCTAAAGCCGCAATCAGTGCTATAACTGCCGCAATGACAATGTATATCGGGTTCAAAGCCATAACCACATTGAATGCGGCTTGAACTCCCGTCCAAACACTTGTGGCCATACTTACAGCTCCAGTATAAAACGCTTGCAGTTTAGTAGCGTTTGTTAGGAATCCCAGGACCTGAAAAGCGCCTGAAAATATCGGAAGTAAATTGGCAAAATCCCTACTTACATCCCCAATTACCGAGGCGTAGCCAATGAAACCGTTTGTGCCATTAAAAAGCGATATTTTAAGATCATCCACCGCGGCTTTTAATTTTTTATTCTTTTCCTCCTGCGACTTCATTACTGTTTCCGCTTGTTCAAAAGCGGTATTAGTTCCCTGAACCGCAGTAGTCAATCGCCCCATTTCATCCGTATTCGAAATCAAGGCAATTGCAGCTGCGTTATTTTCTTTACCAAATAACTTTGTGATGAGTGCCTGGTCGTTCATTATATTTTTAAGTGGCGAAAGTCGGTCTTGCAATGATTTGCTTTGATCCGTTAAATCAGCAATATTAACACCCGCACCTTGCAATTCCTTTTGAACATCCTTTGGTAAAAATCGACCTTGCGAAAGTGTTGCTAAAACATTTCGCAAAGCCACACCGCCTTCCGCGCCTTTCTTTCCGTTTTTGTCCAAAACTTGAATAGCGGCATTGGTTTCTGCAAAACTGACGTTTGCCGTTTTTGCCGAAAGTCCCGCCTGTTCTAATGCTTGTTTGATTTGTGGAAGTTCTGCCGATCCTTCTTTGGCAGCGGCCGACATCACGTTCATCATTCGCGCCATTTCTGCCGATGCTGCCGTTGGATCAGCCAACGAAACTTGGTACTGGTTCATTGCTGTTGTCAGTACCTCGGTTGCAGCCAAAGTGTCGCCACCCATCGTTTTAGATAATATTGCCACCGAATTTCCCATTGCCTGTAAGGCTTTAGGTTGTTTAGCAATTTCAGGCGTTAATTGTGAAAGGATGAGTTTGTAAGCTTCCACACCTTGAGCGGCAGAACCGCCAAACGTCTTGGCATTCGCTCTGGCATACCCTTCAATTTCTTTTAGCTTTTCGCCAGTGGCACCCGTAATTGCCGAGAGGTCGGATAAACTGGTACCCAATGCGAGACCAGGACCATTCATTGCCGTCAATCCATCCGCTGCCGAATTGATATTCTGTATTAAATTATTCAATCGAATGCCGTCCAACTGCCTTTGAATTCGACCAATACCCGTTTGAAAGCTTGATTGGAACGTATTAAAAGAACTATTGACTCTGTCAAAGTTGCTATTAATCTGAATCATGTAACTTAAGGTATTGCTCATTTTGCAGCGTTTTCTTTTACTCGAATGTATTCTAACTCTTTATAACGTTGTGCCCAAACTTCGTCTGACAAGTCATCAGGATTGGCTATGTGTAAGTAATAGCGCAATTGGGCATTATGGATGCGCAACCAGTCGTTGGCATCGACAGCTGATGACTCTAGTACTTTACCAGCTCCGCTTTCTTGAATTCAATCACTTCGCCCAATCGGGAAGAAGCTGCAAGAAAAAGGCTGTCGTCTGTTTTTATTTCGTCGTCGCCACCAAGCCAACAATTTTTTAAGATAATTTCGTTGAACTTCATCGGGTCAGAACCTTGAGTGGATGCAAAACTCAACGTCTTGCGGTCTGGCTTTTTTAGATAGCAAATTTTGTCTTCAATAATAATGGCAAAGAATTCGCCATGTGCGGCTTTCCATGCTGCAATTTGTTCCGGTGTTGCAATATTTGCTGAAACTTTTTGGTCTGTGTTTTCGTTTGTTGTGTTCATTGTTTTTTGCTATTAAAATAATCCCGAGTGGTACTCGGGATTATTAGATTTATTACTTATTATCGTTCTTCATACCCAATGCCAGAAAGGGTAAAGTCACTGGCATAAACTTATCACCTTGTTTGGCCGCTTCTTCGGATTCTGTGAAACTCACACCTGTGATTTTCTTAAACCGCATCACGTCTCCTGTGCTTGGGTTGCCGTAGGAAACAATCATGTCGACCCGTAAGTCTAAAATGTTGCCACCGGCTGCATCTTCCAATGCATCGTAGCCAGACTTTAAAAGTTCGATTTCACCTTCATAAGAATCGTTACCCGATTGCATCGCAAACGGCTGACGTCCTTTCGCGTAAATAGGTTCTTTCTCTCTTTTTTTCTTGACTTTTACAGCCCGAATTGTTAAGAGATCAGTTCCTCCTAAAACGACTGTAATGTCAGCCCACTCGTATTCTCTACTATTAAACATAAGTTATGCGTTTAGGTTAAAGCCAATTGTAAATTCTAAGAATCTACCGTAGCCTTTTGGTTTTACACTTATTCTTCCCTGAATGATTCCCGTTGTAGCTACATTATTTGTAGTGTCCACTAATGCCAGAACTCCTGTGTCGTTCTGTTTTGTAACATCAATAGAGAGCTCGTTGTTTGCGCTCATTTCCTGTGCAATGACCCGCTCAATTTCCGCTTCGATTGTTCTTGCGTCAATTGGTGAAAGTTTTCCGCCGTCCAGCAAATTGAAGTCGTCCAAAATGTAATTGGTCAACGTTCCATTGGCCAAAACAAAAGCTTTGTCAATCACACGACGTCTTGTCAAGAAATGATAATCGTCTTCTACCGTACAAGCCAAATGATCGTCTACAAAATAGTAGCCTGATTTACCCACATGCGTGGTCAAAGTGATGAATCCTTTGTCGTACAAAGCATTGATATTAACTTGTTCCACTGGTGTGTTGACGATGAAGAATTCAAGCGGTTTCAATGCGCCATCTTTTACACGTCCAACATTTACATGCACTTGGTTCTTGGCAATTCGACCTCCTAGAACTCCAACTGCAGCACCTTTAGAAGCTGCCGCACCCGAACGCTTTTCTGTGTCGCCAATTAAGACAGCCACACGGTTGTTTGTTGCCAAACCAAATCCAACTAAGTCGGCAGCGATGCCAGCATAATTGTACGCTTCCAAAACAAACACCACTGGGTGGATTTTGTTTACCGTATAATCGACGGCAATGGCTTGAGCCGCTGCAATAGTTGCAGGAAAGCCCGTGCGAAGTCCAGCCGTAACCAGAACTTCCGCAACGCTTGGCGCGTATTTTACCAGTACAAAACGAATTCGACGGTTAGAAGCCGTGAGCAAAATTTCACTAGCTTCAACTAAATCGTCCATTGTTTCGGTTTTGGCAATACCATAAATCCACAGCTCGGTTCCGTCTCCCGCTTCGGCATAAAACTCTTTGATGGTTTTATGCAGTTCATAGTTCGGAATTCCGCCGATAATGCCCAAGTCTTCCGCTTCTTTCAGGCTAAAGACTGTATAAACAGTTTCTAAAGCAAAAGTTCCGTTAGCGGTGGCACTTGCTACAATTCCGCAAACCCCGTCGGGATTTGTGGCGACAACGCCGAGGTTGCCGTTTTCAAATGCGATACTTACATTAGGTTTTCCCATTGTTATTATTGAGTTTGTACCGCTGCTTTAGCTGCTGCTAAAATCGGGTAGATTACATCTTTCTTTTTAGATTCAGACACTAGGCCTAAATCGCCAAACAGTTTTACAGCCGAATTATAATCGGTTGTTTCCGCATCAAAAGCCATCAAAGCTTCATTTACCAGGACTGCCTTTTCATCTGCTTCTTTTTTAGCTTTTTCAGCCAATTCAAACGCTGCCATTTCTTCTTCTTCAGAAGTCAATACCTCTTCGTCAACGACGTTAAGTTCGATTTCGTTATAAACAGCCTCAACCGTTTTGTCCTCCAAGGTTTTTGCGTGATTTTTCGCATCATTTTCTTGGTAAAAAGCTTGATCGTCACTAGTAACGAATGCCTTTTTTAATTGTGTGTTCTCTTCAAAAACTTTGTGCATGATTTTAAAATTTAGATTTTATATAATGCCATCCTGCTAAAAGGAGCAAAAGAATGGCGAATATTCTGAATAAATAGATTTGTTGTTTTTGCCAAAATGTGAGCTCGTTTACCTTTTCAATCACTGTATTGGTCTGGACAACGATTTCGTGTGTACTTTTATATTGAGCCAATAACTCTTGTGCCCTGGATTCACAATCAATAAGCAACTGGTTGTTTTCAAGCCAAACCCTCGGGCTTTTTAAACTACGCCCTGATTCGGCTGAGACAACCTGTTTGATTACAACCTTACCGTTTTGGCACTCTAAAAGAGCATTGTAGTAAGAGCTGTCTTTTTCAATTTTGAAAATGGTATCACGAATGGTTTCCGTGATGGTAGTCGTTTTATTTTCGGTCACGATAGGTGGCTTCGAGCTTCCGCAAGAAGCCAGTACCGCGAACAAAACAAAACAACACAATCCTTTCAGTAAATTTTTCATGAGTATTCTTTTTTTGCGTCAAACGAAGGACATTCTTTTATCCGCTCCCAACTTTCGATAATGCCGTTTTTGTTTACGTCAGGCGAAAAGTCGCGGTGTCCTTGTGTGATAATTTTATTAGTGTTTCCGTTTTGTTTTAACCACGCTTTTGCTTCGGCAATGCAGTGATCTAATGCGCATTTTTGCTCAAGCGTTCGCGTGTCTTTGGCAATCCATTTGTTGCCTTTTTTTTCAACACCGCCAATATATGCGATGTTAATTATTTGATTATTGAATCCAAGAACTCCGTTAGAAGTTTTGCTGAAATCAAGTAACTCGTGAACGGTTCCGTCCACTTCAATCAGCTTATGGTAACCAGGTGACTTCCATCCTAATGTTTTCCAAAACGCTTCAATTGATTGGCGGTTTCCAAAACCTGCCGAACAATGAATCGCGATGTGTGTTATCCCTTTTGGCGTTCTCATGTCTTTCCGTTGAGCTGTTTGTATTTTCGCAATTCCGACGTCATCGATTCAATTTCCTCAATCAATAATTCAATCTTATCATCCCGATCTTTAATCCTTTTATCGCGGTGTTCAATGGCAGTAATGGCATCTTCCAACCGTTTACTCATGTCGTCGAGCAAATCTTTGTAAAAATTGGCACTTTTTATTTCGTTGTCAATTTCTCGACTTCGAGCCTCGGCGGTATCAATTTGTTTTTGAGTTCGTGGCTTGATCCAGTCCCAAAGTTTCGTCCCGGCAACGCCGATAAAGGCAAATAATGACGGATAAAGTACAGTCGTTAAAAATTCGTTCATCGTTGAGAGGTAAAAAAAAAGCTACTACTCAACGCAGTAGCTTTTGTTTATAAATCTAGTTTTTGAGTCTAGTAAATTGCTCCAATTTCTTTTGAATCAAAAGGCATCGCAATAAAGTAATGTCTGTAGTTCAATAAGTTCGTTTGAGCCGTTGGGTCGTTTTTCGCTTCTTTGAAGTACTGCTTTGTCATACCTGACTTTTTGGCAATTTGACCTGTCCAGAATGCGAATGAACCTTGACGATCCGTAGCTGCTTTCACAGCTCCAAAAGCCTTTTTCACACCTAAAGCGGTATACAATGGATTTCCGTTGTATTCAAACAACTCAAAACCTGCAATGACTGGGGCAGGCATACCTGTGTTGTAATTTACAAGTTTGTCTCCAAAGTTCTTACGGTCAACTAACAGATCATTGTAGTGTGCCGTTGACAACACCAAACGTCTTCCTTCAGTCGAAACTTCCGCAACGTCCAAAGCTTCTTTCAATCTGACCATATCTTCATACGTCAAACTTGCTGGTCCGTCAACAATTCTTGGCGTACCTGTTGCAGCGATAACCGGAGTTGCAGCTGTATTTGATGTTGGAGCAATTGCATGAGCCGCTTTCTGATACTTTTTAGTATTAATCGCGTTCGTGTGTGCCTTCGTTGCTGGGTCAATCACATCGTAAGATGCACCGATGATCTTGTCATCAGAAATTGACGTCGCTAGCGTTTGGTATTTCTCCAAACTCACAACCGTTTCGTCATCCGTGTAGGCTTGAACCGCTAATGGGTAAGCTGTATTGTTGACCAATACGTCAGGATTGAACGACGTTCTAGGAATGTGAATGATATTCAATTCCGAGGCATCACCTGATCCTACTTCCAACACATTCGTGTCCAATTCTGGAATTCCGTCCAACCATGGAGCCACGTTTTGTGTGGTTAAATTTTGGCGCACTCTGGCAACCCAAACCTCTGCAAAATTTGCTGGCATATTTTCTACTTTTAAATTTAAAATCCGTTTTTATCCCACTCCTTTGGAGGGGGCTAGGGGGAGGATATTATCCTACAATTTTTTTGTACTCCTCTGGGCTGTCTTTTTTGAAAGCCATTTGACCGTCAAAAGACAACTTCTGGAAGTCTTCCATGTTTTTGACTTCAACCGCTCCAGTTCCACCTGGTACAATTACATTTGCACCAAAGTTTTGTTTGCCGGGAATTGCCTCAAGTGTCGCGGTTAACACTTCTGGCGAAGTCAAACCAAGGCTTACGAACGCTTCTTTTTTGTTCGCTGGAATCTTTCCTTCCGTAATGGCCAACTCCACTTGCGTAGTAATTGCCAATTTTGCAGCCGTTTCCTGTGCTTCTTTAGCCACCGAAGCCGCTAATTTCAAAGCCGTGTTTTCAGTGCTTAAATCGGTATTTTGTTTGGCCAATGCCAACACTTTCGCTTCAACTTCCGAAACGTCTAAACCGTCAGCGGGTTGGTCTTTGAAGCTTAACGCCATTAAAACCGACATTGATAAAATGATTTTTTTCATATCTAAATTTGTGTTTAACTCTTTTGGAGGTGTGGCCAGTTTTTCTGACACGGAAAGACAAAGTGATTTCACTTCCTCTTCTTTTAATAATTCGCCATCGACGCTATAAATAGCAACGGCACCACGGTTGGAAGGCACAGGAATAATAGAACACTCTACAAGTTCACATTCCATCATGATCATTCGATCACCTACCCGTTCCACGCTGTCCCAGTTGGGAATGATTCCCATCGAACAGCCTTTTAAATAGCCACGGTCAACTTTGCCAGCTACATCTTTACCTAAATCAGTTTCTTCATCGAAGTTTGGTTTATGTTTTAAAAGCCCAGCTTCTTTTGTCGATTCAGACCAATTGCCAATGACGTTTTCTGTCGTGTTCGTGTGGTTGTTTAACATTACAGGATTGTCATTAAACCGGTCTAGGTTGATGCCAAGCGTGTTGATGTGAAAGCCGTACGAATTCTTTAGGTTTTCGTCATTAAAAACAAAATATTCTGGTCGCGCCATTTTAGTGATTTTCGTTAAGCGTTACCGCCTTTTGTGGTTACAAAGATGCATTGAAGTACTTCGACAAAAAAATTAATGCACGGCATCTGAACGCTTGTGTTTGAGTTCCTTACATAGTTGTAAAGTAAGTAAACAGGAATTTTTTTAGATGGTAGTATTTATTCAAATTTGCTGTAAATCTTGACGAAATGGGTTATAAAAAAGAGACTGAAAAAGAGTATGCCAAACTACTTTTTATCAAACAAGGACTTTCACAAAAGGAAATTGCTGAAAAGGTAAAGGTGACAGAAAAGACTGTTGGCCGTTGGGTAGCTGTGGGAAAATGGGACGAGCAAAAACGATCAATGATTTCCACGCGAACCAATATTATTTCGCAGTTTGAAGACCAGCTAACACGATGGAACGCAGTTATTGAAAATCGAGAGGACCAATTGGCAAGTTCCAAAGAGGTTGACTTGCTCAACAAATTAGCCAGTGGTATTAAGAAACTTGAAACCGAAGTTGGCGTGGGAGAAATCATCACGGCAGTAATGGAACTGATTTCGTTTGTGCAAACGGTGGACTTTGAATTTTCAAAGAAACTGACGGAATATGCCGACTTGTTTATTAATTCTAAAATCAAGTAATGTCAAAGCAAACTGAAAAGTCGTATGTAAAACTTTGGCAGGAATTTCGGGACAACACCCGGAAAGCAACGCCTGTAAATCTTGACGAAACCGCGGTTGATAAAGCCAAACGAATTGCACACTTGGAAGCCAATGACGAAGAATGGTTCAAATACTACTTTCCGAACTTTTATACTTCGGAACCCGCTCCATTTCATTTGAAAGCGACAAAGCGAATTATGTCTAATTTGGAATGGTTTGAAGTTCGTTCCTGGGCTCGTGAACTTTCAAAGTCAGGACGGACGATGATGGAGGTGCTTAAACAGTCTTTAACTGGCAAAAAGAAAAACATTCTTATGGTGTCATCTACCTATGACAACGCCTGTAGATTGCTTTTACCCTACAAATCAATTTTAGAAGCAAACAACAGAATAATTAACGATTATGGACAACAGGAAAGTATTGGCAATTGGGAAGCCGGAGAGTTTGCGACTAGAAAGGGCGTTAGCTTTAGAGCACTTGGGGCGGGTCAGAGTCCACGTGGTACCCGTAAAGATGAAGTCCGCCCGGATGTTATCCTTATTGATGACATCGACACAGATGAAGAATGTAGGAATCCAGAACGTATCAAACAAAAGGTCAAATGGATTGAGGAAGCGTTAATTCCTACCCGATCTATTTCAGGTCATTTGCAAATAATTGTTTGTGGAAACATTATTGCGAAGTTCTGTTGTGTTACGGAGTTGGCAAAAAAGGCCGACAAACACGACATCGTAAATATTCGCGATAAAGCGGGAAAAAGCACGTGGCCAAACAAAAATACGGAAGCGGCTATTGACAGAGTTTTACAAACGATTTCGTTTAATTCGGCTCAAAAAGAATACTACAACAATCCAATATCTGAAGGGGATATTTTTAAGGAATTGACCTATGGCAAATGTCCGCCTTTATCGTATTGCGAAGACGTCGTAATTTATGCCGACCCTTCCACTTCAAACAAGGACAAAGGAAACGCATCGACAAAGGCAATTGCAATAGTGGGCTATCGTCAACAAAAATATTATATCTACAAAATGTGGGTCGATCAAATGAGCAACTCAAAGTTTGTGGATTGTTTGTATGAAGCTTTTCGGCACCTGACCTTGCACAAAGTAGATACTAAACGGATTTACATCGAAAATAATTCGCTGCAAGATCCTTTCTATGAACAAGTGCTTTTGCCATTGATTTACCAAAGAGGAAGAGACCAGGGTTTCACTATTCCGATAACTCCCGACTCACGACGTAAGCCTGATAAATTTTTTCGTATCGAGGGAACCCTAGAACCACTCAACCGTTTAGGTCAATTGATTTTTAATACAACTGAAAAAGAAGAGCCGAACATGGTGAGAGCTCACGACCAAATGCTAGCAGTTTCGCCGACCACAAAAATAATGGATGCACCAGATGCAATTGAAGGTGCTTGCTGGTTAATTCAAAATAGGGTCGTTAAGAAAAATAGCACTTACTCAACAGGGCAAAGAAGCTCACGTAAATATTAATTTTATGTTACCACACGATTTACAAATTAGAAAGTTATCGAATCACTCTAAATTCGCGAACGCTCAATATCCTCAAAAAATAAGAGTAACCTATCAAATAGGCGTTGATATTTTAGGTTTTCCAATTTATGTTGAGCATGAAGTTTATAGAGGCGAACAAGCCGACACTACAAATAGGCTTCACGAAATAAGAACTTATTGGGTTCGAGTTCTTGAAAAAATCATTAAACAACATTAATTATGTTTTTAGCAAAAATCGATTTAGGCAGCGTTATTTACAGCTATCAAGTAGACCAAATCACGGAAGGTAATGACGATCTCGTGCTGCAAGCTTTATCGGCTGCGGAAGAGGAAGCGAAGAGTTATTTAACGCCAAACATCAATAGCATGAATGCTTTTGACGGTCGTGTTTTATACGACACGGCTGCGATATTTAACGCTAGTGGTTTAGACCGTAATGCGTTGATTTTGCAACATTGTTTGACGTTGGCAAAGTTTCACATTGCCACGCTTTGCAATGCTGATTTCATTTACGAACAAGCCAAAGAACGCTACGACCGCGCCATTGATTGGTTTACGAAACTTTCAAAAGGAACGCTGGTGCTTACGAGTTTACCGCAAATTACAATTACGGATCAAAACAACACGAGACAGCCGTTTAGTAGCGGTTCGCGTGCAAAATTTAACCACGAATAATAAAATGGAAAATCCAACTTTTCAATTGGCAAATCAAACAGGACAATGGAAGTTAAAGAAAAGCAATTCTTTAGCCGTCACTATTGCACCAAAATCAATATCTCGAACACGTCAGGACATCAAGAACTGGAACGACGCACTGAACTTGGCCAACAATGTAGATCAGGCCAAACGCTTCCCGTTGTACAACCTCTATGATAATATTATGATTGACCTGCATTTGCAGTCACAAATCAATAACCGGATGTTGAAATCCCTTTCTCAACCTTTTTTAATCAACGATTTAGCGGGTAAGAAAAACGATGATTTAACCGCTTTTTTGCAAAATAAAAAGTGGGTGTACGCGATTAATAAAGCGATTTTGGAAACGGTTTACTATGGTCATTCATTGGGTGAGTTTAATTACATTAACGAAGAGATCGTTTTTGATTTGATTCCGCGACAAAACGTTGATCCTGTCAAAGGATTTCTTTTTGCCGACTATGCGGAAGACAAAAAAATAGACTACCGCCTACAAAAAGAATACGGTTCTTTTTTGATTGAATTCGGCAGCAACAAAGAGTATGGATTGCTCAATGGTTGTGTGCCTCATGTCCTGATGAAACGGTTTGCACAAAGTTGTTATTCTGAACTTTGCGAAATTTACGGCATTCCACCACGAGTTTTGAAAACAAACACACAGGATCGGGCAATGGTAAGTCGTGGCGAAAAGATGTTGCGTGATATGGGTTCGGCGGCTTGGTTCATCATTGATGACAACGAAAGTTTTGAATTTGCGCAAGGCGTCTCAACAAACGGTGATGTGTACAAAGGTTTGCTTAATGTTTGTAATAATGAAATGTCGATGGGTATTTCAGGAACTGTGGTTGGTCAAGACACGAAGAACGGATCGAACTCAAAAGAAAAGAGTTCGCTGACTATCTTGCAAGATTTAGTCGATAGCGATTTATCGTTAATTGAGCAAGGCTGGAACACAGTTGTGATTCCTGCTTTGGTAAAATTAGGTTTAGTTACTGGCGATGCCGTTTTTGCTTTTCCACCTTCAGAAGATTTAGACATGCTTTGGACCATGACAAAAGACGCCGCCAACTTTTTAGAGATTGATCCTACTTGGGTCAAAGATACATTTGGCATTCAAGTTTTGGGAGCCAAAAAAACAGAAGCACCAACTAAACTAAATTTCGACGCTGATTTTTTCGTCTAGGCCCTGAATATTTTGGGGCGTTGCATTTGCGAATTGGTAATTTGTACACCTGCGGTTGCGAAGACTGCAAGGACAAACCGCTGCAACTTGCTTTAAGTGACGGACTGTTTAAAAAACTTTTAAACGTCGGTAAAAAAGCATTTAAACAGTTGCACAAATTGGGAACTTACAAGCCCGAAGATTTGAAAACCGTGAAGGAGTACAAAACCTTGATTGATGAAACCTATAATGTTTTTAACAAAGCGATTTTGTCGCACGAAATGCCAGACACGATGCGGAAGGCTTTACAAGATGATGCGTTCTTGTTTGGTGGATTAAAAACACACGCTCAATTGTTTGAAGCTTCAAAGTTGCTGTTGGACGATAAAGGCGAATTGAAACCATTTACCACGCTGGATAAAGAGTTTGACGATTTAGGCATTAATTACAACCGCAACTATTTGCAAGCCGAATATGAGTTTGCCACATCTTCATCACAAATGGCGAGTAAGTGGGAAAACTTTGACAGCTCTGGCAGGTACAATTTGCAATACCGAACCGCTAAAGACAACCGAGTGCGGGAAGAGCATGCGAAGCTTGCTGATATTACGCTCCCAAAAGAAGATGCTTTTTGGACGGAGTACATGCCACCCAACGGCTGGAACTGCAGATGTACTGTGGTGGAAGTTTTGAAAGATAAATTTCCTGAAAGTGATTCCGAAAAGTCAATTCTCGCAGGTCAAGAAGCCACAACGCAAGAAGGTAAGGACGGCAAAAACCGCCTTGCGATATTCCGGTTTAATCCTGGGGTGGAAAAAAAAGTATTTCCGCCAGCACATCCGTATAATAAAGTAAAAGGAGCAATTGTTATTAAGGAAGAAGTACAAAATATTCCAAAAAATATTACTGAATATGAAAAACGATTAGGAATTAAAGTAAACAAAGATATCTTTAAGCATTTAAAAAAAGAAACACCTCTACTACTTAAAAACGCAGATGGTACAGTTGCAAAAGGAGCTTATTACAATCCTAATACAAATGATGTAGTTATTCCGATTAACCAACGTAGAAAAAATAGTAAATGGTACGCACAGGCAGTAATTCATCACGAATTTGGGCATGCCATAGATTTTCAAAGAGGGTATCAATCACGTCAAGAAGTTAAGGATGTGATGCAAAAATATAAAAAGATTTTTTCAAAAAATAAAAACGAAATATTTAAACAAATACAGGTTAATATTAATGAGACTAGGCTTGAAGCCTTGCGTAATTTAAACTACGATACAATTGAAAAAACAGGTGCATGTGCTGACACAATTATGTCGTTAAATAGAAAATTCGGGTATGGTCACACAATAGCGTATTTTAAAAGGAAGGGCTCGTCTGAAGCGGAATTTATAGCACATGTGTTTGAAAATAAATTTAGCGGCAATGAGGTGTTTAAAAGAATAATGCCAGAACTCTACGACGACATGATAAAGTTAGCGGATGATTTGAATACTAAATAAAAACTACATCCTGAAGATTGTACTCGTCATAGATTATATCAGAGTTTGTGATTTTGTCATTAATGCTTAATTTTTTGTTTTGCAGCGATGCTTTTTCTAACAACTTATAAACATTATCTCCTAAATGTGCTAAAAGTGTTTCCAAAAGTTGGGCATATTCATCGGCTTTAGAACCTGAATAATCACGTTTAGAAGTTAATTCACTATATAAGTTTTTTCCCGACATAGTGCAAAACTACAAAATTAATATGAATAACAATACTTTAGAAGTAAAATAATGGATAGTGATAATTTTATTAAAAACATACTAAAAGACATTCGTGTTGATTTGACTGATGAGTTTGACCGCAACTTTGAACGGAAAGCTTTTTTTGACAAAGCTTGGGAAGACACAAGAATTCCCAACCGAAAGGGAAGTTTAATGATGCGAACCGGTAAGACTAGACGATCGATAAAGTCAACCGAAAGTCCTACTGATGTAAAATGGACTAGTTCGTTACCGTATGCCAATATGCTGAACGAAGGTGGCGAAATTGTCGTAACTGAAAAGATGAAACGCTTTTTTTGGGCGATGTTTTACAAAGCTTCAGGAGCTGTAACATCATCAGGAAAAGGCGAACGCAACGCCAGACTTTCGGAAGAGGCAAAAACGTGGAAGGCATTGGCGTTGCAGAAAGTGGGAAAGGTGATGATCATAAAACAACGGCAGTTTATTGGCGACCATCCCGAAGTGAGGAGACGCATAGAAGCGATTGTAGATCAAAACATGCAAGCCGTAAAACAAGACATTTTAAATAATTTGCGACGATGAAAATAATACTGCAGAACATACAAGAGCGAATTGCCACCATTGCTGAATTAAAATACGTGGATGAGAACTGGGGACAAATGGACGACTATTCGCCTAATCCGCCTACTCAATTTCCGTTGGCCTTAATTGACGTGGGAAACTTGCAATACACCGACATCGGACGGAATCGGGACGCCAATCCTGAAATGCGACAAATGGGAAGCGGAACGGTTACGATTAAGATTGCCAATTTGAAACTCGTGAACTCCAGTGCTAGAGCTCCACAAGCTATGAAGAATTTATCTTATTCCATTTGGGATTTAATAGAAAGCGTTCACGCCAATTTGCACGGCAAAGTAATTGGTGGTGCTGCAGGTGCGTTGATGCGAACGTCGTTGCGGAAAGTGACCCGCGATGATGGTATTCAGATGTTTGAGTTGACGTATAGTGTTGGAGTTACAAATGTCTAATCCTCTTTAAAGGAGGGGCTAATTAAATAAGCTCAATTGTTGTTCGATAAGGTCTTCTACTTTTTTAAGTTCTGAAGTAACAGACGTGCAAAGCACTTCATAAAGCGTAGTTCTTGAAATTGGGTAAATAGGAAAAATGTATTTTCGCCAAACGACTGTTGTGGGAATGTCTTCGTTTTTATGCTTGTTGTACAGTTCCTTAATGAGTTTGTAGCGTAAAAGTTTGTTACGCTGCATTCCAAGGCTTCTATTTAAGGCAACGTTTTGCATATAAGCAAATATAAATAAAATTTTGGTATAAAAAAACCCACTTTAATAAGTGGGTTCTTTTGTTGTTAATTTTTGGGTAATTTGTCAGCTCGTCTGCCCAGTGCTTCCATTGCTCTTTCCATGCATTGATTTAGATCTGTTTTTGATTCCTGATCTTCAAAAAAGAAGTTCACTTTTACGGCTTTCGCCACTTGAAGAAACATATCTAAACTTGGCTTGTATTTTAGCGAAAAGAACCGGCTAATATTAGACTGAATTAAACCAGTGGTTTCAGCGATTTGCAGTTGCGTGATGCCTTTATTATCGGCAATTTCTTTAAGAAGTAAAACGAGCAACTTCCATTGCTCGTTTTGATTTATTGGGTTTACATTCATGTTATCTTCAATAATTATACCAGTTATTTAATTCACTTTCTTTGATGTCTTGGTATTGAATCTCTCCTTGAAAGCTGAAGTCGTAAACTAATTCAGTTCCGTCAAACCTTCCGACTCCCCAGTAATTGCTTGCATAATTACCTCTCCAGTTGTTTTTATCAAAAGTGCGTTCAGTATAAACAGTGACTTCTTGAGCGGTTTCAAAATCCCCATCTTCATCAATTACTTCAATTTCTAAAATTTCAGAATATAAATTTCTAAATTGATTCTCCCACACATATTGACCGGGATAAACGTTTGCTAAAGTTTCATTTAAAAACGATTCAGCATCTTTTAAGTTTTCAAAAGATTTTAATAAAAGAATGTTTGTATTATCATCGCTTTCAATTCTTGTTTGTACGTTGTAAGTTTTCATCTTAATTTTTGCCGTATTTTCGAGTTGCCGCCTCTTTTGATGAATTTGCCGTGATAATCACTTCCTTAATTCTTTTACAAATATATGTCAAATATGATATATAAATACTATAGATTAAAACTTTAACATATTTATTTTTTTGGGGCATAAAAAAACCCGCTGGATTGGCGGGTTTTGTTTTAATAATCTAAAATTTTAAAGTGGCCTAATTTCACTAAAGCTACAACTTGAGGTAAATCTAATATACCGCATTGATAAAATCTTTCTAGTGTCTTTTGAAGCTGACTACCATACAGTCCCGTTACCAACATAAAGTCATGTATGTCGTATAAGTTATAAGGCAATCTTATAAAAGGAATATTTACTACTATATCTTCATTCATAATTAATACGATTTAACGATACTAACTGAATTTTCATTCGTAACGTATTTATACTTAAGTGATTTATCTACTCTATATTCGTTATCGGTGGCCGTAAAGTTTGCCTTCCAAAATGGTAGTAAAACATCAGGCTGATTATATACTTCAGCAAAAGTAAAACCGCTGTCCGTAACGCGCCACACTACTAATAAGCATTGTGCTTTTTCCTCTATACTGAATTCCTTTTTATCTTCAGCAGTAAACGAGGAAGGCGTGTAAACCACAACCTTAAATTTTTCTTCCCGCAAAGAACGATCCGTTGTTTTGTAATAGTCAAACTGCTGTGAAGAAGTTTGTACTATTTTATCCGAAGCCTGCTTAATTTGCTCAAGCGATTGCGAACTAACAAATGCGTTAATTGTTGCTGTGTCTTGAGCGTTGGCGGCGATGCCAATTAATATTGCGAATGTGAATATTAGATTTTTCATTTTACTTATAGTTATTAATTTTTTAGTACTTTATCGTAATTTATTACCTCTTGCCTTAAAGTAGGCTAAAGTGTTTTTAATAGAATTAAGCTGTTTTGTAGAGATATTCTTTACCTCGACATAGTTATCACCAACCAACTTAACCTTTGCAGTTTTTGCGTTAGCCAAGGCCTCAACAATTGCCATAGAGCCATCATAAGAGCTAACACCAATATCGAACCATTCAGTAATACCAGTTTCATCATTATCTCTCTTCGTTTCATCAGGCTTAAAGCTATAAGGTTTGTCGTCAATTAAAAATTTATACTCCTTAATAAAAAGCCAATCGTCCGAGTGAAATTGATAAACAAATCTCAAATTGTTTTCTGAAAAATAACAATAAATTCCATTAGAGTTTCTATATGCCGGAGCCGCCTTGGGTGTTATCCACTCGGTTTTATTCTCACTAAATTCATCTTTTCGATTTGTGAAAAGCCCTTTGAGTTCTTTTATTTTTGCACTATCTACTGTTGTTTCGGCAGCAATAGGTTCATTCTCAATAGTTGTAATTTCTCCGATTGAAACGACCTCTTCTTTTGCGTCGGCACTTGGAATTAACAACATTAATACAACAAATGCAATAAATCCGATTGCAATCCATTTTAGTACTTTCATAATATTGATTTTTAATAAGTTAAACAAATGTAGTTAAAATTAATATTTTTTGTTTGTCCAGTGAATAATTTTTCCTTTAAAATCTTCGTTGAAGTACTCAAAGAAGTCTTCTATTGTGTCGAAGCCGTCGTTTTGCGCGAGTTCTAGCATTTTATGAGTTTCAATTTGGTCAACGGTATAGATTGATTTCCCGTCAACTTTTACCCAAGGTCGGTCGCCACAAACAAACCCGATCCACTTAATCTCAACTTTCTGCGTACTCACAACTGGCAGAACCGGAGCGAAGCGAAACATATTAGGCTGGCGGCAATTGATAAAGAAATGAATTTTATTTCCCACTTTCCATCGGTCGTTTTTGTCTTCGCGGATGGTGTGCAGTTTTGGGTGGCATTCGGCAAGAACGGAAATATCAAAGTCTTCATGCGCCAAATCCATATCGAATATTCTCATCAAGTCATTTTGAACCAACCCGCTGTGTATTTTCTCTACAAAATAAGTGGGTTTTCCGTTTAAATTTGTGCTAAAGGGTAGTATCATGGTTTCACATTGTTTCATTAATTAAAGCTACAGCGAGGATAAATCCGATCACCATTCCGACCACGAAAAAAGAACCAAGTACAATTACGTGAATGTAGCCCTCTTTTCTTAACTCATTGGCAAACTGATTGCCGTGTTTTGTGTTTTTCATGTTGTTTTGTTGTTTTAGGCTTTACTCCAATCGTCCTCGAAGTAACGCTGATTAATGTATGTTGATAAATGTGCTTGTGCTATTCGCTTGCGTAGCAAGTAATCTTTATACTTGGGAACTGAAATAAAGATTTTGATAACGTCCGCCTCTTTAAGCTTTAGAAATTGCTTTTCGCTTTCGTGGCGTTTTACTTTGTTATCGTACAAATTCCAAAGGCTTTCAAAATCCAACTTTGCGGGCGATACGTCAATTTCAAATTTATCTTTGTATCCTTTTGATTTCATCCAAACACTTTTCATTAAACTTTCATTTGCTGGAAAATTGGGGCTAAATAGCCAAATCATCTGCTTGTCGTTTAATATTCCTTCTGATATTTCAAACAGCTTTAAATTGCCATTTAAATCATATTTAAAGAGGAAAATTAGTCCGATGTCTTTTCCTTTGGCTCTATAAGTGGTTAATTGCTCCATGATTTCAATTTTAGAATATAAAGCCCAGTTTTTGAATAGTGGAAAAAGGGTATTTCTAAACTATTGGCTAGTTTTGCCTCAATCAATGCCCCACTTGAATTTTTCCAATCTTGAAGCATTACAATACCATCGCATTCCGTTAATTTTGCGATGCAAAGTCGCATTGCAACATTCCAATTTGTATCCCAATTGCCAACTACCTCTATTGGGTTTATCGCTTCAAATCCTAGTTCTTCAATTGCTTTCTGTGCATTCGCAAACTTGGCAGTGCATTCGGCTCGATCTTCACCAGTAACTTTACCAGCTATGTAAATTTTCTTTTTCATTCGTCGTCAATTAAATAGTTCATACTGCTTGAAAAAATCATAAATTGTTCCGTCATGATGTACGGTTTTGTTACTTTTGAAATAACAACTGGCTTTATAGCTGGCGGTAGTTCTTGTTTATCAGCTAAAGAAGTAATGCACTCTAATTTTTTTTTAGCGCTTCGTTGTTTATACCTGAAATGGCTCTTGTTTGGATATTTTAAATTTTCCAAGTCTTGCTTTGTCCATTGGTTCCGTGGCGTTTCCCACAGATAATGATTAGGCAGCTCTCGAAGTTTTAAAATTTCTTCTTGTTTAGTCATGCTAATTGCTGGTTTAAATGTGATTTGACGTAATGCAACACATTACGATCATAGTCTGATAATGGCTGACATTCGGCCATCAATACAAATTGCTCTAAATAATGTGCCTCATAAATTTCTAATTTTACCTTGAACTTTTTAGGCTTTGAAAAAAGCGTTGGCGTAAAACTTTCGGCTGCTTCTTTCTTTTTAAAACTGATCACTGTTTTGTCTAAAATCGAGCGTGCTACTTTTGCTTCCCGTGTTCTGCAAGGCAATGGCTTGACGAAGCTGTCGTAGCAATAGATTAAAACTTTTAAGTTTTGCAGGGAAAGATTTAGCGCTATTTTCATGTTAACATTCGGTTTTAGGTTCTGCGAGTTCTTTGCCACAATCGGCACAAACTAATTGTGTGGTTTCGCAAGTCACGCAGGTCAATATTACATTGATTACTGCTATGTCGTGGTTGCAAACTTCTGTGATGCTGTATCCTTTCGCTCCCTCTCCTTTGGGGAGGGTTGGGGTGGGTATGCTCATTTGTAAGTTGATTTTACAACGCCCTTCAACGCATTAATTGTTTTTTCTAATTCCACATTGTCCTGTTGTGTAAGTGGTTTTTTTATAGGTGCTTTTTCTTTAATCCACTTTGCAAATCTTGACATATCTGGTATTTCTTTCAATCCGTCCATAACCGTCCAGTTGGCTTGATAAAGCAGTGAAAGAATGACCTTGTGTTTTTGGTTTGCGTTATCAAAAACTTTGAACTCATCAATAGATGGGTCTTGTGTTTGCCCGGTTTGTTGCTTTAATATCTTGACCGCCTCGGCTTGTGTGATGCTTTTCAAACTGGTGCGGTTTACATCGCCTGTTACCCATTGTACATACTCGTTTTTTGTCTCCACCTGGTACGAACAGTTATTCATTATGCGTTTAATTTGAAACGGTGTTATTGGGAGGTCGTTGCCGTAAATTGGTGGTTGTTTTGTGGTTTTAATTGTCATTGTGTTTTATTTTTATAAATTTTCTAACTTCTTTATTTTCTTGAACAATTCTGTGCTTTTGGCTTGAAATTTCTGCGTTTGAATTTGAAAATTCAATTGATCAAGTTGTGTAGGGTTCTTGGCGTAATGCCTTATCGCATCTTCATTATTTGCATGATATTGCTTTAAGACTTCTATTTGATGCGGTATTGGAAGGGTGTTAAGTTCCATGCTGTTTTGTTTTTAAAATTAGTTCCCGAGGTAGGATTCGAACCTACACGACTTTCATCGACCAATTACTCGGGAGACCAGCTAATAGATGTAGCTTGCTTTTGGATGCTTTTTAGCCTCTGAATTGTCAATGACATTTCTTTTGTGCTCGTGAAAAGATTTCAATTCATTTGCGGTGAGTTCCTGCCTTGCAAGCCAGTTGCCGTTGGTGTCTTTATAGACTTCCTTACCGTTCACGCTGTAGCTTTCGTGTTCGACTATTGGTTTAATTACAATGCTCATTTTCCTCTTCTTTAATGCCGTTATAAAAGTCAAATTTGTAGCCTTGCGAAAAATCGACCGAGCTCAAGGACAAAGGGATAGCTGTTTTAGAACCGTCATCATTTATAAGCGAAGCTTCGATGTACCAAACGGAGCGTGTTGGATTGTGCGATTCAAGAATGATTTGAACGCCGTCTTTAAAGTCTTCGTTTTCGACCTCTTTGCTCAATTTTTGCAGTTCTAATACCCGTGAGCCTTTCAGGTTTCCTTTAGCGTCTTTTTTTAGTAATCTAAAAACCATCGATACTAGTGCAGCGGATTCTTGGTCCTTTGCTAATGAAGTAATGTATCTTTCTACCTTTGCAATTCCAGCGTTAACCGTATCGTCCCAAGCATCGTTGATGCGGTACCCAATTGTTACTTCGCTTTTTTCATCTGAAAAGGTGTGGGACTGTTGTGTAGATTTAATTCCGTACACGTCGGCTTTAAGTTCCAGTGCCTCTTCAAAGAACTTAAACACTTCGGTTTTTGCGTTCGAAAGGATTTCCGATGCGGTGCAAAGCTTAAAAATTGCTCTGGGCACAGTTTGCAATACCAGTTCTTTATAAGCCGTGCGGTCGTCGTCTTTTTGTGCTTCGCGACGTGCGAGTTCTGCCTTTAGTTCGGCGGTGTTCATCTTTGAGATGTCAATTGTTTTTTCTGCTGCTGTTTCCATGTTTAAATATTGATTAAAGTTTCTACTTGTGCCAAATAGGCGTTTGATAAATTATTGTTTCTGATTTGTGATAATACAAAATCAACTTTTTCGTTGACGCTGGCGTATTGTTCAAATTTCGGGTTGGGAAAATCCCGCATTAGGTTTGCGCGTTCCTGATTAATGCATATCCGGTGCTGTACGGATAGGTAACTTGATCCGTATGCTGCTGCGGTATCGGTGTCAAAGATCAATACCGCAAATAGTTGTGCTAGACGTTTATTTTCCTTCATTTTCGGCGGTTTTAAATTTGTGTTCTCGAATGTCGAATGTGTTGCGCTCAAAGCTTCGATTGCTTTCGAGTTCTGCTAGCTGTTCCTTTAATTTTCGCAAATCGGTCTGAATGCTTACGACTGACAAATGTTCGGCGTGGTTAAACTTTAGCCAACCTTCGCGTTCCGCAATGCGGGTTTTAAGCGTTTCTATATCAGTTGGCATAAAATACTACGGTGTTGGTTATGAACTGATTTGAAAAATCTTTGTTCCGTCGGATGGCCTCAATTAGTGGCTGTGGAAAGATCACTTGCATTTGTGCCGTGCAAGCCTTGTAATGTCCTTCCAGTTCTACTACATTGTTTGGTATTATTTCGGCAATCTTCAAGAAGTTAGCCTCGCATTTTGCGTGTTCGCGCATGTACCAACGATTGACAGATGCGTTGGCCAATAGCTGCTGAATGACGGACGGGTACATGCCGTATTTCTGGCACCACATCAAAATGGATAGAAAAAGGCGTTCTTCGTATTCTTCTGTGGACCATTGTAGGCGATCGATGACTTGGTTTTTTAATGATGTTGTTTTCATAATGTGTTGTTTTAATCTTTAATTTGACTTCCGTGATACAGCATCGCTGTCTGATCATTAATTGTTATTATTCCTCCCGGACAGCGCCCTCCGACAAATGCTGTTAACCCTTCAACTCTAAAATACACGTTACACAATTTCTTTGCGAGCCGTGCGGTTGCCGTGGTTGGTTCATTTTTTTCCATGTGCGCCATTATGATGAATAGCGTGTCTGGAAATTGCCTTTTTAATCTTCGTAACACTGCCGTTTTCAAATCGTCGACGTAAGCGGTTGTATTATCAATTACCATTATTTTAGCCGATTGTCGTTTTGCTAAAATCGCCTCCATTTCGTTTATTTCGAGGTAGTCAAAGAAGCGAATTTTGGTATTCTTAAAATCAATTTTCGCTCGGGCTAAATTCTGCTGAAAGGTGAAACCAGTTCCTTCTTCAGCTGAAACAAAATTCAATTTGTCAAATTTTGTAAGGTATTCAGCGAGCAAAAGTGCGAGGGTGGTCTTTCCGTTTTTTTCATTTCCAAAAATGACCCAAATCCCGCCTCGTTCTTGTTCACCTAAAATCTTTTCCCAAATGCCGTCAAACTTATAGGTCTTAAACGTCTTATTAAGCAGTGTTTTGGCTGTGATTCCATTTGCCATTAAACGCCTATTTTAATAAGTGTTTCCAAATACCGAAGCGTTGTTTCCTTTGAAATGCACTTGTTGACTAGCGGCTTTATTTTCGATTTATCTTCAACATTCGCACTTGCAACCGCTCCAATTAGTTCAGTGTAGTAGGCTTGGCGGTCGGCTTTCCCGTTTGGCACTAGCTTTATAAATTCATCGGAAAAGCGGCTAAATATTTCGGCATATCCCACTTTTTGAGCAGACAATCCTTTTTGTATTTTCTTTCTCAATCCATCCGCTCCCATCATGTACCAACCGCACACGCCGTCGGTTCCGTTCCAGATTCCTTTTAGTTCCAAGAAGGCATCGTATTGCAAGTCGCCCGCTTCGTCAAGGATGATTAAAGGCTTTTCGAGCGTTGTAATGTAATATTTCACATTGTCAAGGATTTCATTGTACTTCCCGTTGTTATCAATACCGATGGTTCTGGCCAATAGCTTAATGAACATTTGCTTTGATTTGGCTTGCGAACAATCAACGTAAAATGTGTTTTTCATTTTACGAATGATGTGCTTGGTGCAGAATGTTTTGCCAATTCCGCAATCGTCAACCAAAACCATTGATTTTGACAATTCTTTGCAAAAACTCAAATTGTCCTCAATTTCTGTGTAAACAGACGTGCGTGCTACTTTCCAATTGTCCTCATATACTTTCACTTGAAGTAATCTTCCGATGGTAATCCAAGCGGTGTCGCTTAAAATCTTTTCGGTTTCGCCTTTTTTCAAGCGTGAAAAAACGGCGTTATTCATCTGCAATGATTTAGAAAAATCAGCATCTGAACCGCCATAATTGGCGCGCTTTTCTAAAATAGCTAATCTTACTTTTGCTTTAAAATCGTTTGTTAGGTTCATTTTTGGTGTTTTTATAGGTTAAAATTAGATCGCCATCCAGGAGCGGCATTTGTACTTGGTTGAAATTCTTCTTCGGTGTCTTGATCGTCTGCGAATACTTCCACTGGTTCTTCTTTTACTTCAAATCGCTTCAAGTTTGAAATTTTGAAATTTGAGTTAACAGTTTGAGGCGTTCCGTCAATGATCTGTATATTCTCAATCTTGTTTCGCTGGCGTTTTTCAAAGGCTTCAACCGATAGCGCGTAGGCACTTTGAATTTTCAACGCTTCCGCATCAGCATCGGTGCGTTCGATTCTTGCGCGGTTGTATTTAGGCATTTCCATCACTTCACAAATCACCCGGTTATTCAAATAAACCAAGGCTTTCATCACTTGACCGTCGTTGCCGTCTAACCAGTAAACATCAAACTCTTTGCCTTCAATAACTCGCATTTTCTGAATAAGAGCTTCGCCAGTGAGGATTTTGCCGTCTTCCGCTAATGCTCTTTTTTGTCCTTGCAGTCGGATGTAGCCAACGTTGCAGGAAGTGGTTGTCTGGTGTCCAATTACTGGAAGGATCGCTTCCCAATTGGTCGGCTTTAAGTTCGGGTTTTGGTTGGCCGTGAAATAATCCCAACGGCTCAAGCCTTTATTTTCTGGATGTTCTGAATTGTTCCATTTTTCGAGTTCCAAAAGCCGCTCGTTAACCAAAATATCGTAGGGAATGATTTCTTTTTTTGCAGCACTCAACTGGTTGGCTTCACTTTTCGCTGTTGGTCGTGCAAGCCATCCCGATGCTGATTTTTCAACCTCATACCGGAGCTTTCCGTTCATACGCTCGATGTATTTTCCTCTGGCGTTATTGGCTTCGATTTTAACTTCTTGGAACATTGCACCAGGGCGAAGTAATGTGTCTTTAAAACTACTATTTAACGAACTTTCGCACTCTAGTTCGTACGGAAGACAAAATCCCCATTCTGTGTAGTTCCGAACCATCTGACGATAGAAGTCAACGATGATCCCCTCTTTGGTTTTTCCGTAAACGAAAGTTGTGAAACATTGCGAAGCGATATCAACGCCAAGATAGAACCAAACCCGATCGCCTTTTGTATTGTAAACAAATGGCGGTTGTCTGTCATCAATGGAAATGATTGATCCCGCTAATTTTGGTAATTCCATTTGATGGTGTGGCGTGAAACTTCCCATATAGACCTGACGGTCGCCACTTCTAGCCTTGTGGGTTGCGATCTTATTTTCCCACTTGTTTATGTAGCTGATCACAGTTGTGTTAGATAACGATTTGAAGCCTTTTGGGTCGTACATTTCGCCCGTTTCCTGATTATAGACTTCCGCGTATCCGTTTAGGAATGCGTCGTAATTTCGAGCCACTTCGGTAGGCGTTGGCTTGTGCAATTGATTTTTGAATAGGCCGTTGAAAATCATTTCGGTGCGGTCATCTACCTTTCGAGCGTTATTGATGCGTCCGCCTTCTGGGTCCTTGATCAATGGAAAGTATAAATCGGTTTTGCACGATTTTATAAGCATTTTGAACTGTTTTTCAGAACCTGGCAAATTGTGCGACACCTCATGTTTTACCTTCAGGGTGTTATTGAATTTCTCAACGTCCTTTACAACAGTTGCCATAATTCCACGTAGCGATCCTTTTAGCTTGATGCGTTCTTGCGTTCGCGCCTGTTCTAATTTAATAGCTGCTTTCATTACAGAAGCGTTGATGATGTACCGTTCCTGTTCGTCGGCCTCTAATTTGTTACCAGCACGTTTGAACCGTGAATAGTAACGCACTGCATCAGCATCGAACTCAAAGAACGTCTCCAACGGATTGTCAACACGTCTTGGATCACCAAGTGCTTCTTGGATATGTGGCTTTAGGGTGTCGAAGTCGATGAGCAACTTGCGACCGTTACCTCCAACTTGCAACCGCTTAATTCCGAACGGCTTTTCTTGGTAGCGTTGGATTTCTTTTTGAAGCGATCCAAGCGTATTCCAAAAACTAGGAATCAAATCGTCTGACTCGACCGCAATATTATTATTTGAAAATAGGTAGGCCATAATATTATAGTGTTTTGTCAATAAGATTTTGAACAGTTGCTTTGTTAGCATTTTCCATTGTCAGGTAGTCTTTCTTGATAGCATCTGGCGTAACTCCTTGTTTATTTCCGTTGATACTTTGGCGGATGTAATATTTTGAAAGTCCATATTTTAAAAACAATGCATCTAAAATGTTTGAATCATAGGATTTATACTTTTTTGTTATACTTTTGTTCATTGTCTTTTTAGTTTTAAATATTGAAACAAAGATATAAACAAGTTTATATTATACAAATAAAATATAAACTATTTTTAAAATATTTTTTATATGTCTGAACTCGAACGAATTAAATTAGCGGTCAAATCCTTGATTAGTCTAGGAATTGCGAAGAATCAGGAGGAAATAGGGACTATGATGGGTTACAAAAGTAAGTCGTCATTTTCGCAGGTCCTTAATGGGTTAGTACCGTTGCCTCAGAGTTTTGTAGATAAATTGTGCGCTTTAGACGATAGAATAGAAAAATGTTGGCTCCTTTACGAAGAGGGCCACGTTTTGAAAGAATATAAACAAGTTATTAATCCTCCGCTGGATGAAGTTTCAGAGCCTGATGATGATTATATGAAAAATGTTGGCCTGCCTCTTATTCCAGTTGAAGCAATGGCCGGATATGGTGCAGGAGATTTTCAAGTGATGGAGTATGAAACCGAAAAATTTATTATCCCAACTTTTAAAGGATCAGATTATTTAATTGGAGTCCGTGGTAGCTCGATGTATCCAAAATATAATAGTGGCGACATTGTGGCCTGTAAGCATTTGCCATTAGACACCTTCTTCCAGTGGAATAAAGTTTATGTCGTCGATACTGAACAGGGAGTGTTGATAAAAAGGATTTGCAAGGCACAAAAAGACGACTTTGTAACTATGGTTAGTGATAATAAAAGCTATGACTCTTTCGACTTACATAGGTCCGCAATTAGATCATTAGCAATCGTAATGGGTGTAATCAGGCTAGAGTAATACGTTTTTTTAAAAACAAATCAGACCTAAAAAATTATAAAGTATTGATATACAGCGGAAAATGTGATTTATTTTTATCTTTCACTGTATTTAAAAGTGCCGTGAGTTTGCAAAAATTATACATAAATTGACCTTAAAGCATTAAAAAATATATATAAACTTGTTTATATTTTAATAGGAATGTCCACCCAACTGTCCATCCAACTGTCCATCCAAAGTAAAAAAGGTAAAAAATAAACAAAATGATCACTGGCGAATAATCCATAAAAAAAGCCCTCAAATTGAGGGCTTAAATGATCTTTAAAAGCGGTTTAATATCAATAAAATGTAGGTTTAAGCACTTATTTAGTCCATAGTGGTAGTTTACCGGTTACTGTGTGTAATTAATGTTTATATCAATGGTATTAAAATGGTAGATAACGGTAATTAAAGGAAGTTTTGTTTTGCGCTTAATTCAGGACTTATTTTGCGTGAAGTATTGATTTTATTGGTTTTTTCGACCTTTTTTATATTGTAGATATTGGAAGGTTTGTTTGGTAGCCCATACATAGAAGCTATAAATTTATTTAATTTATTAAATCTAGCAGACCCTATTTTAGCAGATGAACGAAAAAGGTACATCAAAAGAAAAAAGGACGAAATTCAAAAATTCGGCGTTG